GCGGTGTTGGTCGCCGTCCAGGCGGGTGAGGGTGATGTGCGGCAGGGCCAGGCCGCTGGCGCTGGCGCTTTTGCCAGCGGGCATGAACAGCAGGCGCCCGGCTTTGACGGTGGCGATGGCGTCGTGCTGCTCGCCCAGGCGCGCCAGCAGGTTGGCGTCGGACTCGTTGGCTTGGTCGAGGTGCACCAGGGCGACGTTCGCCAGGGCTGGGTCGAGCACGGCTTGCAGGCCGTTGCCGGCGGCCAGGGTGCGGATCACCTCGCCCAGGGTGGTGGCGTGCCAGCTGCGCTCGCGCTTGCTCTTCAGGCCTTCGCGCAGGTCGGCGCTGCGGGCGCGGATGCTGAGTACGTCGGGCGCGCCGCTGTGTTCGGTTTCGTCCACCGTGTAGCTGCCCTTGTCGACCAGCCCGCTGTCACTCCAGCCCAGCCACAGGCGCACGCTGGCGCCGTGCGGGGGAATGGCGAGCAGGCCGTCGTGGTCGCTGAGCTGGATGTCGAGGGTGTCGGCTTCCAGCCCGCGGTTGTCGGTGAGGCTGATGCTGACCAGGCGCTGCTCGATGGCGGCGGTGATGTCGCGCCCATCCACCAGCACCCGGCAGAGCGGGCGGGCGTAGCTGGCGGCCTTGCGGTAGTCGTCTGCCGCGCCTTGCAGCAGGTCGCGCGCGCGCTCGATCACAGGGCACCGCGCAGCAGGCCGCCCAGGGCACCACCGAGTACGCCGGTGAGGCTGCCGAGCAGGTCGACGCGGCCGTCGTCGATGCGCTTGAGGCTGATGGTGAACTCGATGCGCCGCGCCGCGCCGTCACGGAAGAACAGGGTGCGGGTTTCGCTGATGCTCTCGATCACCCACAGGCCGTAGATGCGCCCGCTGCCTTCGATCAGCGGCCAGGCTTTGCCGGTGTCGGCCATCTGCCGGAGCACGTCGAGGCTGAGCTGGCTGCCGGCGATTTCCGCCAGCAGCACGCCGGGCAGGGTGATGGCGTCTTCGCCTTTGCCCATGAATTGCCGCGCCGGGTTGGTGCCAATACGCGAGGTGCTGCCGTGGCGCCAGTCGGTCTGCCGCTGCAGCTCCTGGTAGGCGAGGGTGTGCATGCCGAATATAAACATGCCGAGGGCCATCATCATGGGGTGTGTTCCTTAGTCCTGGTCGTGCAGGCGCGAACGGCTGCGCGCCTGCTGCTGTTGCTGGGCGGCGGCGAGTTGGCGCTGCACCTCGCGGCCAATGGCGGCGGCGTCCATGCCAGGGGCGGCGTTGATGGTGACGTTGTAGGTGTCGCCCCCGCGTGCCGCCGGGGCACTGCTGGCCGCGCTGACGGGCGGGCGGCTGTCGAAGGTGATCGGGCTGTCGGCGGTGAGCTGGGCCAGCGCTGGCGGCATGTCCACCACCACGCGCACCCGCTGGATCAGCTCCGGCAGCTCAGGCAAGGTCGGCAGCTCAGGCATGGCGGCCGGCTGCAGTACCTGGGCGATTTGTTGCTGCAGGGTTTGCGGCTGCTGTTGCGGCAGTGCGTCGGCGCTGTAGCGCAGCGCCTGAACCTGCTCGGGCATAGCAGGCAAGGTCGGCAGTTCAGGCATGGCGGCCGGCTGCAGTACCTGGGCGATTTGTTGCTGCACAGGCTGAATGTCGGCCATTGCTGGCGCGGCGCCGACGCTTACGCCCAGGGCCAGCGCGCCAGCCTGGGTCATGCGTTTGGTGAAGTCGCCCAGCTGGCTGAGGGGGCCGGCTTCAGCGCCGGCTAGGCCCTGGGCTAGCCCGGCCATGGTGAAGCCGCCCATCTCGGCGAACACGCGCGACGGGCTGTTGATGCCGAGTTTTTCCTTGAAGAAGCCGATGCTGCTCTCGGCTGCGCCCACCACGGCGCCCTTGACTGCGCCTGCGGCGTTTTTGATGCCGTTGACCAGGCCGCTGATAAGCATGCCACCGAACTCGCTGAACTTGCCCGGCAGCTCTACGCCCAGGTAGCCCATGACGCCGGCAAAGGCTTGGTAGAACAGCCCCAGCGGCGACCAGTTGAGAATGAGCGCGCCGATGCCGCCGATTCCGCCGGAAAACGCCGCCTTGATCTCGCTCCAGAGTCCGCCGAAAAAGGTCTTGATCGGCTCCCAGTAGGTGTAGATGGCCAGGGCCGCCAGGCCGATGGCGGTGATGGCCAGGCCGATGGGGTTCATCAGCAGCGCGCGGCCGATAAACAGGATGCCTTTGCCCACCAAGGGCAGCGCGGTTTTGCCCAGGTTCCAGAGCATGCCCAGCAGGCCGCCGCCTTTGACGCTGAGCATGGCCATGCCGTAACGCAGCATGGCGATCGGGCCGAGGATGCTGGCCAGGGTCAGGGCGACGGCGCCGCCGGCGGCCACCAGCACGGCCAGGCCGGCAGCGACCTTGACGATTTGCCCGGCTAGCTCGGGGTTTTCGGCGATCCAGCCTTTGACGCCGCGGATGACTCCAGTGAGGCTTTGGGTGAGTTCGCGCAGGGGGCCATTCTGCTGCTCTTGCATCTGGATGCCGAGATCTTCCCAGGCGCTGCCGAGGCTGCTGAGGTCGCCCTTCATGTTGTCAGCCATGACGCGGGCGGTCTTGCTGGCCTCGCCTTCGGCCTCTTTGAGCGTGCCGACGAACTCCTGCAGTCCGCCGCTGCCGGCCTGCTTGACCAGCACTTGCAGGGCGCTTACGGCCTCTTCGCCAGCGATGCCTTTGAGTAGCCCGGCGCGATCGGCGTCGCCCATGTCTTTGGTCTTTTCGTAGATCTCTGCCAGCACGGTCGGCACGTCGCGCATATTGCCCTCGGCGTCCTTGGCGCTGACGCCGAGCGCCTCGAGGGCCTTAGCTGCCGCCTTGGGTGGCGCAGACAGGCGGTTAAGGATCGAGCGCAGCGCGGTACCGCCCATACTGCCCTGGATGCCTGCGTCGCCGAGCTTGCCGGCCATGGCGGCGACCGTCTCGATATCCTGGCCGACCGAGGCGGCCACGGGGCCGACGTACTTCATGGTTTCGCCGAGCATGGCCAGGTCGACGTTGGAGCGGGTGAAGGTGCCGACCAGGATGTCGCCGACGCGCGACATCTGGTCGGCGCCGACGCCGAAGCCGGTGAGGATGTTGGAGGCGATGTCTGCCGTTTCGGCCAGCTCTGCGCCGCCAGCCTTGGCCAGGTCGAGCATGCCTGGCATGGCGGCCTTGATGGCGTCCGGGGTAAAGCCGGACATCGCCAGAAAGCCCTGCGCACCTGCGGCTTCGCCCGCCGTGAACTGAGTGCTACCACCCAGCTCGCGCGCCTGGGCGCGCAGGGACTGCATTTCTTCCGAATCCTTATCGAGGCGGGTGAGCGATTGCACCTGGCTCATTTGCGCGTCGAACTCGATTCCGGGGGCCATCAGGCGCGCACCCGCATAGAGCGCGCCGCCGCCCGTGGCCATGCCTGCCGCGCCCGCGCCGGCCATGCTGCCGGCCAGGCTCTGGGTTCGCTCGTACTGCTGCTTGGCTTTGGCCAGGCGCTGCTGCTGCTGAGTGACGCGCTTGAGGCGCGCTTCCTGCTGGCTGAGAGACTGGTTGGTCTGGGTGATTTTCTGCCGCAGGTCGCGCTCGTGCTGGCCGAGGTTGCGGGTGCTGATGCCGGCGGCGTTGAGCTTGCCGCGCAGCCCTTGCAGCTCGCGTTGTTGCTCGCCGTGCTTTTGTTTGAGGGCCTGGCCCTGGCGCACGGCGCGCTGGAACTCTGCGCTGAGCGCTTTGGTCGGGGTGGCGGTGCTGGCCATCTGTCGCGATAGCTGCTTGAGCTTTTCGCGGTTGGCCTGCATGGCCGCGCCGGTTTGCTCGGTGGCGCCCTTGAGCGCCTTGAAGCTGCTGATGTTGCTCTGCTGGGCCTGCAGCCCTTTGAGCGTGTCGCGGGTGCTCTTGAGGGTGCGCGCCAGTCCGGCGCTGCCCTGCATGATGGATTTGATCGGCCCGGTGGCCTTGTCGATCGCGGCCAGGACCACCTGCAGTTTCAAATCACGCGCCATGCTGGGCCTCTAGTCGCTTACGGGCGCGTTCGCGCCATTCCATCAGTTCGGTGAGGCCCAGCGCTGCCATGTCCGCTGGGGCCCAGTGAAAGACCATGGCGAGGTCCGCCATGGCGTCTTCTACGCAACGAGGGATGCTTCCGCCCGCGCCGACTTCTGCAACAAAAAACCAGCCACCGCCACGCCGCATTGCACCAGGTCGGCGGGGTCCATGCGGCCGATCTCGATGTCGGTTAGGGCTGGAGTGGTGATGCGCGGCAGGACCTTGCGCAGGGCGCCGACATCGAGGTTCATCAGCTCGACCAGACTCACGCCGCGCAGTTCGCCTGCCATGGGCTTGCGCAGGCTGACGCTGTTGATGGTCTGCTCGCCGCGCAGCACTGGGCTGTCGAGGGCGACGGTTTCTTCGTTGGGGTCTTTGCTGGGTGCGGTTGCTGCGGTGTCGGTTTTATTCACGGGGTGGCTCCTTTGGTGGGTGATGCGTTGGCCAGGTCAGGCGATGGCTGACAGGGCGGCGATGGCGGCGCGGTAGTGCTGGGCGTTGCTGCGCTCGAGGGCGGCTTGCGCGTGGTCGCCTTCGGCTTCGTTGATGGGGGCGTTGTGCTCGCAGATCTCGGCGGCCTGGGCGAGCTGGGCGATTGCAGTGGCGTGGTTCATGCGGCGGCTCCTTTGGGGTAGCCGCTGGCCAGTCGGCCAGCGGTGGTGGGCGCAGGCTGCGCGCCCAGGCTTATAGGCCGATGGCTTTGCGCTGCGCTTCGAGCAGGTCTTTGCCGTTGACCATGAAGACGAAGTTGAGCAGGTCGATTTCGACCTCGACGTTGCCGTCGACGGTGAGCTTGTAGTAGCTGCAGGTGGTGGTGATGCTGTGCTCGGTGTCTTCGCCGGCTTCGGCGTCACCCATGCTGATTTCTTCGTGACGGCCGCGCACGACCACTTCAATGGCGGTGACTTCGCCGGTGTCGTCACGCTGTGCGGCGCCAGCCCAGCGCAGCAGCACGCCGGCGGCGGTGGTGATGCCGTACTGGCGCAGGACGGTGAGGTCCCAGCCGCCGAGGGTCCACTCGAGCTGGATGCCGTCGTCGCCCATGCCCATGTCGGCCTTTACTGCGCCGTCCATGCCGGCGCCGCGCCAGGCTTCCATCTTGCGGGTGAGGTTGGGCAGGGTGACGGACTTGCAGACGCCCATGTAGCTCTGGCCGTCGTTGAACAGGTTCATGTTTTT